CAATTAAGCCTCTTCCTACCTTCGTTATCTAATTCGAAAATTAGTGTACGACAGGATTTCCTTGTGTAATTCAAGGTGAATGAATAAATCTTTAACCGGAGTCCATTATGAGTTCAACCTATGATGTGGTTAGCAACCCTCACCCCGCTCATCTTGATGCGTGGGAGGGCCATAACACCATATGCAGCCCGCCCTGTACGACAAATCAATATAATTTGTCGCTTGCAGCGCAGGATTTGAGCGACGTACCATCTTCATGGACGCGCTCTTATATTCCGCATGAAGTTTCTCACTATACCTCAAATCGTAAAATCGATTCAGGAGTTAAGTGGGGGATGATGAAACGCGCAAAACTATTGAGGATGACTCCTCTCTATAATGAACGTATTGTCACCGATAACTTCCTTGTTGGTGTTCCTAAATTAGGAGACCATATCAGTAGGACGAACTCTCGGCGTTGTTATGCCTCCACGTGGCAATGTTGTCCAGGGAGTTGTAACATTGGGTATCAGGTTATTACCTGTAACTCCAAAGCGTTACAATTCGACTATTCACATTGGGACGAGCAGGGGGATTTAGAGAAATTTCAGCTTGTGGACGGTTTAGGAGTTTACCAAACTTCCTGGATCGATCCATCAGCTGTCTCTAACGCCGTTGTTGGCACTCGAGAAGCAGCCTCTCTGAAATCATTCAGAGACTATGACGCTCTCACTGACCTTTTCCAGTTTCCTGGAATGGTTAAAGAACTACATGGTACAATGGCTAGTTTCTACCGTATTCTGTGCAACTTAAGATCGAGATTTAGTACACTCGACCTTGCGGTTGCGGCTAGACGTCGCCCAGTTGACTTGCTTAAGTGTTCATCACGAACCTTAAGAAAGTTAGCTTCGGCTTGGCTAGCTTACAGATATAGCGTTATGACTACTCTTATGTCAATTAATGACATAAGGAAAGTCGTCAGTAGAATCAATTTAGTAAAGGATAAGAGTTCGCGTACTATTACGCCTACTTCCTTATCCCCCAGTCACGGTTCCTCTTGGATAGAGAGATCCGTATCTGGTAGTAAATTGGTTACTTCTACTGTCACTTCGCGCTATGCCATGCAGGCTATAATGGCCATGAGTAGAGTTGGCGTCAATCCTCTATCGACTGCTTGGGAATTAATTCCTTACAGTTTTGTAGTGGATTGGTTTGTTAACGTTGGGGATTATATCCTTGCCGTCACAAATGTCAACTTTGCTACCCAGGTTATAGGTTGTACTTCGGTGAAAACCGAGACAGAGGATAGTTATACAGTCCATTATTCCGGCACGCAAAATATTGCCGCCGGATCATATGGAAGCGGGGACACGTTCTGTTGGCCGAGTGGGTCGATACCCAATCACCCAGCAGTAACAACGTCTCCCGTTGACGGTCTTTTACGTTCCGTGAAAACTGAACGTTATGATCGAACTGTTTTCCATCCTGAAGGGCAAGTGAATTTATCTTTCAATCCCAATATAAGTTGGCGACGAATGATAGATTCATGCGCTCTAACTCTTAACTTAATCAAAGGAGGGAAATAGATTTCATGGTGAAATTCCTATCTTCCTTACTTCAAATAATGTTAATCGTTGAACGGATCATTACCGTTCTGAAAGGCAATGATGTCAAACACATCACTACTTCGCCAGGTAAACGACGGCGTAATCTACGCCGACCCGGCAAAGCCTGATTATACTATCAGGTTTCGGAACGACAAAAGTAACAAGACGCTTAATGGCGTCCAGACCACAAACTATATCGGCGAGATTATCTATAATGATAATAACACCGTTACAGTCGGTGGCGTTTCTTGTGTCGATGCTGTCTCCATTCGTCTTCGCGTAAGCGGGACGGTTGAGTCGCATACTAGAATAAGTGCCATCCTCACTACTTTGGCTGCCCAGTTGATGACTTGGGATGGTCAAAGCGTTTTCCATGGATTCAATCCAACTACAGTTCCAACTGTACCCGCATAAGCTTATGAGAATCATTTTTGAGACTCGTGGCTTATTGTCTCCACTCTGGAAGTATATCCATTTTGATGGGCATACTTTCGGGTCCTTGACCATCTTTCGATGGAAAAGGTCCTGGTCCATCCGTGTAAAACTAAACTAAAATTTAGCGTCAACGAAAGGCAGGAAAGTGAAAACTTCAAAGGATCAGAATCTGTTAAACAGATTTGGACAAACGCTCCTTAGCCATCAGTTCGAAAGTTCTGATGACTTCGTCGAGAACCTAGTTGTTACCAGGTTTAAGGCGAAACTTGAGCGTCCTGATCCTTCTAGGGTTCGTCTAAGGCGTGAAAGCGCTTGGGCGAGGTGGAAGGAGAGGGATAGTTCCTTATTGGAAAACGAAGTGAAGATTAAAGGCCCTTACTGGGCCCGAGCTCGTCTCCTGATACATAGAGCCCTTCGTGGGTTCAAACTTGGCTCCCTTAGTTTTACTAATGGAAGCGAGTTCAATTCTACTTCTGGTTTTGGTTCAATTGAATCAAAACTTCGAAGGTCGCGTTGGACTTGTACACCAGATAACTTTTCGGCTTGGTTCGACCTTTGTTGGTCTAATCTTTGCCTTAAGTATGCTGTTAGGAAACGTTTTGCTCAGTTATTAGCCAAACAGGACATTAATAAACGGCATTTTGAAAGATTTCTCTGGCAAAAGTATCGGAATTTTCCGGACTTCCCAAAGAAAATTTTCGAAATTAAGTTATTAATGGTAACTGAAATGGTTCATGGAAATAGGTTTTCAACTGTCCCAAAGAATAATCTGAAGGATAGGCCTATTTGCATTGAGCCATTAGCTAATATTCTAGTTCAGAGAACGATAGGTTTAGGCATCCGAAGAGTAATTTCAAATTACTTTGGGATCGATCTAAATACGTCTGCTGATTTACACAGGCGTTTAATAAGTGACGATAAGTTCGCCACGATCGACTTAAAAGATGCTAGTGATAGCATCTCTACCTCATTGTGTAAGTATCTGTTTCCACGTTGGTTTTTCGATTTATTGGAAAACTCGCGGTCGCAAATGACTCTTGGGATAGACGATGATTTTTATCTCATCAATAAAATCTCAAGTATGGGTAACGGGTTCACATTTGAGCTTATGAGCCTGATCTTATTGTCTCTCGGTAGGTCAATTAGTGTTGATAGTTATGCATTCGGGGATGATTTAATCATCCCGAATGATTACTCTGATACGCTAGTTTCTGCTCTGCAAATAGGACAATTTGAAGTAAATATGGAGAAAACTCATATTCACTCAAATTATCGCGAAAGTTGTGGTGCCCATTATTATGATGGGTATGGATATATAACATCTTTTGATGTTAAGTACCCAAAAAGTATACACGATATCATCGTAACCCTAAACAAGTTAGGATGGTTATCGCGGGACTTCCAGAGCTTTCGTTCTCTATTTAAAGAGGCCTACGCGATTGTCCCCACGGCTTTGCGCGTGGATAACCCTGTACAAGGTTATGCAGGGGATGGGAAAACGGCTAGACCGCTCGTTTCATATTTAGTAGACGGTTACTTAAGATTTGGTCTAACTTCGGCCGAACTTAAGTTTACTCCGAAAGCTAAAAGGAGACTGAAGATATTCGGTAAACGGCTCTTCATTGATATACGGGGTGCTCAAATGCATCTCGGGTATGAATGGAAGCCGTCCGGGTCTTCACCAGATCATCTCGTACCTCAAAAACACTGGGCTAAGATTTTTATGTATCTTAGTTCTAGTCGTATTTGTAAGGATGAGAGAAGAGGTAGCGGTACTTTTAAATCTTACCCTGTGATTACGTTCAAAAACGGTACCACCTTCCGATGGTCCGATATTGTGATCGCAAGTCAATAATGGTAAGTATGGGTTGATGATTAAACGACTGAAAAGTCACAATCACCACGTTGGGGA